GGTGGGGGTTAGGTGTTTCCAAATGCGCGACTTTTGAAAAATTTCAAAATCAAGGAAAGGAGGCGGTAAAATGGCACGTGCAAGTAAGCCTGCTACGTTCGAGAAAAAACTGCGGGAAGCCATGAAAAATATGGGAACTTACCGAGTTGAGTATGATGAAACGATACGGATTTGTGCGGAACTTTTGTCACAAAGAGAAAGCATCAAAAAGATGCTGAATGATGAGGATTACGTAGAACGTACACCAGGGGTTATCACTGTAGAAAAACTTCGTACAGACATTGCAAAATATTTGGATATGCTGTGCCTAAGTCCAAAAGTGTTCGAAAAGACAACGGTAAAAGAAAAACCCAAGACATCAAAACTGGATGCCGCTTTGAGTGCCTTGATGGATGGCTAAATCAAAACTGTTTGATGAAGTAAAGCAATATGCGCAGGGAATGATCGATGGCACGATTATAGCAAACGAAGACAGAATACTGGCAGCAAAACGATTTTTCAGAGATCTTGAAAATCCGAAATATGAAATGCGCACCAGAGACGCGGACTTTGTGATTAAAATAATCGAAGCGACATTTGTGCATGTGAAAGGACCTAAAAAAGGGGAGCCGTTTTTTCTGGAGCCTTGGGAAAAATTCATATGCTACAACGTGGCCGGATTTTATTACAAAGGTACGAACGAACGCCGATTTAAAGAGGCGTTTATTTATTTGCCGCGAAAAAACAGCAAAACATTTTTTGCGTCGGGTCTTGCGTGGGCGTTGTCTCTGCTGGAAAGGAAGTATTATTCCGTACTGTACATCATAGCGAGCAAATTAGATCGTGCATTAGAAGCTTTTGACAATATCCGTGAAAATATTGAATACATGGGCGAGGCAAAGAATTTTAAAATCCTGAACAATAATGCGGAGCATTCCATAAGCAGAACTTTTTACGATAGTGATGGAAATAAAATCGGCGCCATGAAAATGCAGGCACTGGCTGCAGATGCGAAACGTGCTGATGGATTGAATGCAAACTTCATCATCCTAGATGAGATGCATGCCTACAAAACATCCAATGAATATTATGTATATAAGCAGGCGATGAAAGCTTACGTAAATAAGTTGCTGATAGGAATCACGACTGCCGGAATTGACATGAATACTTTCTGCTACCAAAGGCTTAAGTATTGCCAGGAAGTAATGAGAGGGACAAAAGAAGATGAAGAATATTTCATCTTTATTTGCATGGCAGACAATCCGGATGACTATACGAATCCGATTGAACATGAAAAAGCAAACCCAAATTACAGAGTGACGATACGCCCAAATGACATTTTGAATGAATCATTGCAAGCACAGAACGATCCAACTGGCCGGAATGAATTTTTGAACAAATCGCTTAACATATATACAAGCGCACTGAACACTTATTTCAATGTATTCCAAGCACAGGAATCAGATGGTAAATATAGTTGGACGATGGAAGACCTGGCAAGACTGCCGATTAAATGGTATGGCGGTGCGGACCTGTCAAAAATGTATGATTTAACTGGAGCGGCACTGCACGGAAGATATAAAGATGTGGATATCTGCATTACACATGGGTTCATACCGATTACAACGGCTCATCTGAAAGCAGAGGAAGATCAGATACCTTTCTTCTGGTGGGAAGAGCAAGGATGGCTCACACTATGTAATTCAGACACTATCGAATATGAAGATGTAGTGAGATGGTTCATTGAAATGAGAAACATGGGATTTCAGATCAAATGGACAGGATATGATAGACGGTATTCGAGAGAATTCGTGCTGAAAATGAAAAAAGCCGGTTTTAAAATGCGGGATCAGTCGCAGAGATATGTGGAAAAAACAGAAGCATTCCGAGAAATAGAAAAGAAATTAAAGAAAAAATGTTTTTACTATGTTCACAATAAGGCATTTGAGTATTGCCTGCAAAATGTAAAAGCAATAGAAGATTCAGACGAATTTGTTCGTTTTGAAAAAGTACAACCGACATATAGAATCGACCTGTTTGACGCAGATGTAATAGCATGCAAGCAAATGCTGATTGATCTGGAAAAAGCTGAAAAACAGGGCGGTTGGTTTAAGTAGGAGGATATATGGGAAAGAAGAAAAAGAAAAAACAGACAAGAGCCGAACCAAGTAAAACGTCGTGGCTGTGCTCCGATGCAGCATTTGAAACATTATGCTGCCAGGGCTACACAAGGCTTTCAGATAATCCGGAAATTCTGGCGGCAGTAAATAAAATTTGCAACCTCGTATCAAGTATGACCGTCCATTTGATGGAAAATACTGAAAATGGCGACAAACGAATAGAAAACGAACTGTCACGAAAGATGGATATTAATCCGAATTCGTATATGACACGAAAAACTTTCATGAGCGCACTGATGAGAGGATTACTGCTGGAAGGAGACGGGAATGCTGTTGTTTGGCCAGAAACCCAGCAAGGATACTTAAAAGATTTACACATCATTCCACCTGGAAGATACTCTTTTATTCCAGATGGGTACGGATACAAGATTTATGTGGATGGGAATATATATGATCCGGATGAATTGCTGCACTTCGTGATCAATCCAGACGCTGCATATCCTTGGAAAGGGAGGGGCTATAGAGCCGCACTGAAAGATGTAGCAAACGGGTTAAAGCAGGCATCCGCTACAAAAAAAGGATTTATGGAATCAAAGTGGAAACCATCAGTAATTGTAAAAGTGGATTCAATGACCGAAGAACTCTCCAGCAAAGAAGGAAGAAAAGAAATATTGAGAGATTATGTGGAAAACACAGATGCGGGAGAACCTTGGGTGATACCTGCAGAAGCGTTCGATGTGGAAGTAGTTAAACCGTTATCATTGAATGATCTTGCGCTGTCCGATGCGGTAACATTAGACAGAAAAACGGTGGCATCTATACTGGACGTGCCTTCTTTTGTAGTAGGGGTTGGAGAATTTGATTCAGAAGAATGGAATAATTTTATATCAACAAGAATACGGCAGTTAAGCAATGTATTTGAACAGGAATGCACAAAAAAATTGCTGATCAATCCAAACTGGTATTGGAAATTAAACCCGAGGAGCTTATATGCATACGATATAACGACATTGAGCAATGTCGGAGCAAATCTGTACACAAGAGGAATTTTAACGGGAAATGAAGTAAGAGACAGTATTGGATACTCACCGTTAGAAGGACTGGATGAACTTGTGATCCTGGAAAATTACATACCACAGGGTATGATAGGCGATCAGAAAAAACTGGAAGGAGGGAAAGGCGGAGAAAATGAGTAACTGGAAAAGACAAATAAGGGGAATCCCTCAGACGTTTCACACGAGGGATGATGAATCCGGAGATAAATATATATCCGGATATTTTGTTGTATTCGGATCAAATTACGAAATATGGGACGGAGCAACAGAAAGTGTTGATCCTCATGCGTTTGACGAGGCGTTGGATGCAGACATCAGATGCTTAATAGATCATGACACAAGGCTTGTCTTGGGACGTACAAAATCAGGTACACTCACGTTGAAAGTAGATCAAAAAGGCTTGTATGGTGAAGTAAAAATTAATCAGGCAGATCAGGACGCAATGAATCTATATGAGCGCGTAAAGCGTGGTGACGTAGATCAGTGTAGCTTTGGGTTTGATATCGTGAGTGAACGATATGAGGAAACTGAAGCAGGAATCCATTGGACAATTGAAAAGGTAATACTGTACGAAGTTTCTGTGTGCACATTTCCGGCTTACGAGGAAACGGAAGTAAGCGCCCGTAAAAAAGACTATGGATCCATTAAGAAAAGAGAAATGGATGCATGGAAAAAGAAAACGCTCGGAAAACTGAAAGGAGACAAATAGAATGGCATTAAGAAAATTATTGCTTAGAAACAAATTAGATACAAAGAAAAAAAGCTTAGACGGTCTTAGAGAAAAAGATACAGAGTTTGAAAAAAGAGAAAAAGAGCTGGAAGATGCGATTAATGAGATGGATGAAAATACATCCGAAGAAGATCGTAAAGCAGTAGAAAAAGAAGCAGAAGATTTCCAGAAAGAAAAAGAAGATCATGAGAGCGAAAAGAAAAAGCTGGAAGAAGAAATTGCTAATATTGAGGAAGACCTCGAAAAGGAAGAAGAAAAGACTCCAGCAGCACCGGAACCAGAAGGCGAAGAAAAGAAAAAGGAAAGAGGGAGAAAAAACGACATGGCAGTAAGAAGAAAATTTTTCGGAATGAGCAATCAGGAAAGAACGGCATTCTTTGCAGATGAAGAGGTAAAAGCGTTCTTAACAGAAGTAAGAACCTGTATTAAGTCCAAAAGAGCTATTACGAATGCTGGATTAATTATTCCGGATGTAATGCTTCCGTTGATTAGACAGGTGATCGAAGAAAATTCGAAATTAATGAAATATGTAAATAATAAACATGTATCAGGTACATCAAGGCAGAATATCATGGGTGCAATCCCGGAAGCATATTGGGATGAAATGTACGCACCGATTAAAGAACTCGATCTGGAATTTTTTAACATGGAAATGGACGGATACAAAACATCTGGATATTTCTCGGTAGCAAATGCAATTTTAGAAGACAATGATATCGAATTGGCTAAAGAACTTATCAATGCAGCTGGTGTAGCTATAGCAAAAGCCATTGATAAGGCGATTCTGTACGGAAAAAACGTAAAAATGCCGATGGGTATTGTTACCAGCATTATGACTGCAGAGGCTCCAGAAGGATATTCGAAAAATGGACGAAAATGGGAAGACATTTCTACAAGCCATTTGATTACCGGATCATCTGCATCTGGAGTAAAATTGTTCCAGGACATCGTCAAGGCATCTGGAATTGTAGACAATGATTATGATACAGGTACGCTTGTTTGGGTAATGAACAAAACAACTCATACAAAATTATTGGCAGAGTCATTAGGGGTGAATTCGGCAGCAGCAATTGTAGCAGGTGGCGCACAGGCCACAATGCCGGTAGTCGGCGGAGATATTGTTGAACTGAAATACATCCCAGACGACACGATTATCTTCGGATATTTTTCGAACTATGCACTCGCAGAAAGAGCCGGGACAAAAATTGAGCAGTCGGAACATGTAAAATTCTTAGAAGATCAGACCGTGTTTAAAGGAACTGCAAGATACGACGGAGATTTGGTTATCAGAGAAGCATTTGCTGTCTATGGGATCGGAAAGGCACCAGTCACAACTGCACCAAAATTTGCAGGAGAAGCTTAAAAAAGGAGGCGGCATAGATGAGTGGAAAACTTGACAAACTGACATTACTGAAAATCGATATTGGCATACATACAGATTCCAAAGATGATTTTTTAAATTTTCTTCTGAATTCGGCAAATGAAAAAATAAAAAGAGAAGGAATCGTAGAAGAAGATACAACGGAGTATACGTCAATACAGGTTGAATATGCTGCCTACTTATGGAGGAAACGCGCAAGTGCGGAAACGGCAATGCCGCGATTCTTGAGATACGAAATGAATAATCTGCTGATGTCACAGAAAGGGAAGAAAGCAAAGGGAAACGGAAATGACGTTTGATGATGGTATTGCTAGCATCTATGATATGGTAGATGTGAGCGTGCCTGGAATGAAACCGGTGTTCAAATTACGCCTTAAAACGGATCCGTATTTTGGGTTCGAAACGGTAGGAATAACAAGATATTATACGGCATTGCAGGCTCACGAACAGATTACGGATGTGATCCACATATGGGAAGACAGAACGATTACAACAAATAATATATGTATATTGGAGAATGGAAAACAGTATAAATGCACATTCGTCCAACACACTATCAACGAAGACAATCTGCCGATCACAAAGATAAGTCTAGAAAGGATTACGGAGGAATATGAGCTGGAATAATATCTATAAAGTTAGGGATGCTATGCTGACCGTAACACCGGACGTAAGTCATTTTGAGGCAACTGAAAAGAAAGACAAGTATATTGTATGGGCGGAAGACGGAGAAGGAACATCCGGGCACGCAGATAACAAAAAAGAGCAAATTCTGCAGGGAACAGTTGACTATTTCACGAAAGAAGATGCCGATCCAGCAGTTGAAAGAATCCAAGAAGCTTTTGAAGACTATGGAATATCCTATAAGATAAATTCGGTTCAATACGAAGAAGAAACGGGGTATATCCATTACGAATGGGTCTGGGAGGTGTGAGAATATGGCAACGATGCAGGTGAAAGGACTTGACGAATATGCCGAAAAGTTAGCCAGTCTATATAAAGATTCGGAACGACTTACGAAAGAAGCAGTCTATGCCGGAGCATCTGTCGTGGCAGATTCGATCAAGAGCGGATTGAAGTCACTGCCGGTGGATAACAACAGTCATGCATCGAAAGACAACATGCTGAAAGGCATAACCAGACGGCAGAAAGCAGATCTGATTGACGCATTTGGACTCGCTCCGATAGAAAATGATGGAGAGTACATCAACACGAAGGCCGGTTTTGACGGATACGGGCAAACGAAAAGCAAGAAGTATCCTAACGGATTACCAAATGCACTGTTAATGAGATCTGTTGAGAGCGGAACATCGTTCCGAAAAAAGACACCAGTTATAAGAAAAGCAGTAAATAGTTCAAGAAAAGCATCAGTACAGGCGATGGACAAAAAGATGGAAGAGATTTGCACAGACATAATGAAATAAGGAGGAAAAGAGAATGGCAATTAAAGGACTGTCAAAGCCGATTGTGGCAGAATACAAAGCGACAGGAGATACTGTAACGTATGAAGAACCATATGCTGCAGATTGTGCAGTAGAATACAGTGTAAAAGTTAATACAGGGGACTCAAAAGACCTGTATGCAGATAATGGAGTAAAAGAATCATCAAAATCAACATTTTCGAGCGGCGACTTAACATTAAAGACTGCAGATATGGGTCCAAAATTATCATCAAAAATACTGGGATTAAAAACAGCAACAAGGCAGGTCGGAGAAGATACGGTAACAGAAGTAATCTATGACGATCAGCAAAATACCACATATAAAGGGTTCGGAATTATAGAAGAGCACGAGAATGATGGTGTCACAGGTTATCTTCCGGTAGTGTTCCCACGTGTAAGGTTCGATATTCCGGCAGATGCAGCTACTACAAGAGGCGAGAGCATTGACTGGCAGACAAAAGAAATTTCAGGAACAATATTACGATCAGCGCAGAACGATGAAAAATATAAGCACCCATGGAAAATTTCTCCGGAGGAGCCAATGGCTACAGAAGCGGATGCTGTAAAATACATCCTTGCAGTGTTTGGATCAAAATCTACATCTCTGCAGACTCAGGGAACGACAGAAACAGGAAAGGCGGTTAAATAATGGAAAGGCTTACATATGTTAATATAGCCGGCAAGAATTATCCGATGTCCTTTTCTTTACAGGCAATGAGACTGCTGGCAAAAAAAGCTGGAACAGTTGAAAAGGCTGTGGATAAAATACAGAGCAAGGAAATGACCGAAGAAGCAATCACTATGATCGGAGATGTACTGGAACTGTTGATTAGCCAGGGATGCGCTTACAAAAATCTGTTTGAAAAAGATGTACCAACAAAAGAAGACGATCCGGTTATTGAAGGAAAATGGGTGGCCATTCCTAAAGAAGTGTTGGAAATTGGAATTCAGCTCCGGGACATGGACGCAATAGCGGATGCGATTGTGGAATGTATTGATACCGGACAGACAAAAGAAGTAGAAGAAATTGAGGGTGATTCAAAAAACATGGAAGCCGGGCGGGTGTAAAAACATCTGCCTGGCTTGATTTATATGCAAGAAAAATTGGAATTCCTGTAAATGAATATATGTGTATGCCATTAGGGCAACTCGAAGATCTTGTGGATCTGTACAGAGCAAGCGAAGGGCTGATACAGATAGGAAAAGCATATAATTCCGGACAGTACATTCCGGATTTGCTATAAGTGAGGTGAGATAAATGGGGTATGATATTGGCCCGAGAATAGGAATTAAAGGAGAAGCAGAATTTTCCGCGCAATTAAAAAAAATAAATAATACACTCCGAGAGTGCGGATCAGAGATGAATGCTCTTTCTGGAAAATTCGCTGGGAATGAGAAAAGCCAGACTGCACTGATTGAAAAAACGAAGGTTCTGCAAAAACAGTATGATGCACAAAAGGCAAAATCACAGCTGTACCAGCAACAAATGGAAAAAGAAACTGCAAAGCTGAAAGAACTTGCAGATGCAGTAAAGAAATCTGCAGATGAAACGGGGAAAACCTCGGCAGAAACCATAAAAGCAGAAAGTGCATTTAATAAACAGGCAGAGACAGTATCCAAATTAAAGGTTGCTATGAATGAAACTGAAGCCTATATGGGAAAACTTCAGAATTCGATCACTCAAAACAACACAGCACTGGAAGAAATGGAAAATGGAACCAGAGATGCTGCTACGGGGCTATCTACACTCAAGGACTCAGCCTCCGGTACAGGTGAAAAACTGGATGAAATTTCAGACAAGGTTGCGACTGGGAATATGATGGCCGCAACAGAAAAGCTTGCAGGCGCAGGAGAAAAGATTGAGGGGCTTGGAACGAAAGCTGTGGAATCGTTTACAAGCATCGAAGATGCTACAAAAAAAGTTAATGCGAGATTCGCAGAAACCGGAGAAGCCGCAGACACAAATGCCAGAGTAATCAAGAATGTCTACGAAAGCGGACTCGGAGAATCCATGGATAGTGTGGCCGAGGCTATAATCACGGTTAAAGATAATATGCAGGACTTAAATGAACAAGATCTGCAGGATGTCACATCACAGGCACTTATTCTGGAAAATACATACGGGATTGATATGTCTGAGTCTATCCGAGGAGCCAGACAGCTTATGGAGCAATTCGGAATGTCAGCTACAGATGCCATGGATTATTTGGTTGCAGGTACACAGCAAGGATTGGATAAAACCGATGAATTGGGAGACAATATCACGGAATATTCCGGGAAATTTGCGCAGGCTGGGTATTCTGCGGAAGAATATTTCCAATTGCTGAAAAACGGATCTGACGGCGGGGCATATAACCTGGACAAAGTTAATGATGCGATTAATGAAGTTACAACACGTCTGGCGGATGGTACGATTGCGGATACCATGACACAGATCGATGAAAAGACAGGACAGGTTAAAGACGGAACAGGCATCTGGTCCCAGAAAACGGAAGAACTTTTCAATAAATGGAAAGAAGGAGGAGCTTCACAAAAAGAAGTTATAAATTCCATCGTTGACGATATTAAAAATACAACAAATGAACAGGATAAGATGAATTTAGCAGCCACCGCATTCGGAACAATGGGGGAAGACGGGAACACAAAATTCATCGAATCGCTTACACCGGTAGGCGATGCATTCAAGGATGTAGCTGGAAAAGCTAATGAATTGAATGATAACACAACCACCTCATCACAGAAAATGCAAGCTGCTTGGAGAAAAGTACAGGATTCATTTTCTGGTGTAGGTGAAAAGGCAGCAGATATCGTTTTAAAATTGGAACCGGTAGCGGAGGGAGTAGCAAATACGATAGAGAAATTTGCAGATCTTCCTGCCCCGGTACAGAATGTAATAATTGCTATAGGCGGATTACTTGTTGCTCTCGCAAAGATTGCACCATTAATCTCTGCTATAAAAGGTCTTGGACTTTTGTCAAGCTTGAGCAGTCTCGGAGGAACAATTACCGGAACAATTGTGCCTGCGATCGGAGGCGCATTGACAGCAGCAGCACCGGTTGTACTAACCATAGCCGGAATAGCCGCCGCCATTGCGGCTGTTATATTAATTATAAAAAATTGGGATAAAATAACAGCTGCAGTAAAAGAGACAATGGGACCAGTGATTGATGCTATAGGTGGATTTTTTACAGGGATGGGGGACAAAGTACACACATCAATAGATAAAGCGAAGGAAGGCTGCGAAAATCTTAAGAATAAAGCCGGAGAGATAAAAGATGGTGTCGGCGAAAGAATTTCGATGATGGCCCAGGATTTTTCGAATAAAATGGAAAAGATGCGGACATCGGCAAATGATAAATGGCAAGGAATAAAAACCTCTGCAGATGAAAAATGGGAATCCGTAAAAGGAACCATATCCACCAAAATGCGAAGCACACTTGCCAATACAACGGCTTCGTTGAACCAAATGAAAGCGACCTATGATAATGCCGGAGGAGGAATCAAAGGGATAGTAGCTGTTACGATGTCAGGAATCCAAGGAAGCTTCCGGAATAGCTATAATGTAATCAACTCGTTGACAGGTGGTAGACTTGAATCGGTGCGGTCTCTATTTTCGAGCAAATTGGAATCTGCTAAAAGTACAGTAGGTAGCAAGTTGGGACAAATAAAATCATATTTTAGCGGACTACACCTGTCGTTCCCGAGTATCAAGATACCACATATTCCTATGCCACACTTCTCTATACGTGGAAGTTTTTCATTAACTCCACCAAGTGTTCCGTCATTCAAAGTTAGATGGAATAAAAATGGTTTTATAGTAAAAGGAGCACAGCTGATCGGATCGATTGGTTCAACGTTACTGGGTGCTGGAGAAGCGGGAGACGAAGCGCTTCTTCCGCTGACGGAATTCTATAACAACTTGGATACCAAATTGGATTCAGCAATCAACAGAGCTATGCAATCTTACGGATTTGCACCGGTGCAACAGCCTGTTTACGTGAATGTGTATCTTGGAAATAAAGAATTTAAGGATTATATTGTAAAAACATCTGAATCTGGAATTACACAAAACCGAAAAGATTCAAACAAAATGAAAGGAATATAATATGTGGGGATATGATATTGAATATGCCGGAGAACTGGCTGAAGATTATGATATCTACATAATAGAACGTCCGGACGTACCGGTACCAGAAATAGACAGAGAACAAATCACCATTCCGGGAAGGGATGGTGATTTGTATATGTCAGACAAAACCGTCAAGGATATCCAAATACCCATTAATATGAATTTTATGACAGAACCGGATAGATGGGGTGAAAAATTCCGAGAAGCAAAAGCATGGCTTCTCGGTAATCAGACAGGTATATTAAGGCTATCAGATGATCAAGAATGGTTTTACAGAGTAAAAAAAGTATCTATCGGTACATCAGAAAGGACATGTAAAGAAATAGGAAAATTTCAAGCGGTGTTTGTCTGCAGCGGATATACATATAGAGAAGACGGTGCGACGTCGCACGCTATCGAAGATGTTAAACGGAACAACTGGGGAAAATGCCAGCCAATCTATGTAATCAAAGGCGATGCAAATTGTACATTAACGGTAAATGGGAATCCGTTTAAAGTTAACGTCGGGCAAAAATGTAGAATCGACACTGAAAGACAACTCACTTATAGAGATGATGGACAGCTTGCGAATGCGGATGTTAAGGGCGATTATGAAGATCTCTATTTGCAGCCGGGTGATAATACTATTGAGATAACGTCTGGTGTTGCGTTGGAAATCATACCGAACTGGAGGAGCTATTGATGATTCAGGTATATAGTAAAGGAACTGTTAAGCCAACTGGAAATGGAGATATGACGTTATGGCCAACAGAATGCAAAGCTACAGCGGATCTGAATGGTACATGGGTAATGGAAATGACACACCCACTAGATCCTACTGGAAGATGGAAATATATAACAGAAGAATCTATCATATCGGCACCGACATGGATGGGCGATCGACAATTATTTAGAGTTGATGAAGTTGAAAAAACAGATGATGAAATATCTGTGAGAGCATACCCGATATTTATTGATGCAGGGAAAGAGGTCTTCCTGCTTGATGCACGTCCGACCAATAAAAACGGACAGGAAGCATTGGATATCATTCTACAAAATTCTATATATAACGGGAAGTCGGACATTAAGACAACATCAACGGCATACTTTGAAAGGCGAAATGCACTGGATGCAATAAATGGTACAGATGATCCAACATTCATACAACGATGGGGTGGCGAAATACTATATGATAATTACACAATCATTATAAATGAACGTGTCGGCGGGAACTATGGTACAGAAATTCGATATGGGAAAAATATGAATGGAATGCAGTATACCATGGACATGTCGAAAATTGTAACAAGAATCATTCCGGTCGCTTATAACGGACGAATGCTCCAAGGAAATACACCTTGGGTGGATTCGAAAAATATTAAAAAATATGCCACTCCATATATAAAAGAAATGAAGTTCGAAAATGTAAAACTGAAAGATGATTTGGAAGGTGAAGCTGGAGAAGATGACATCGTATGCTCCAACCAGGCAGAACTTGAAAAAGAACTAAAGAAGTTGTGCAACGAGCAGTATGAACTGCAGGTAGATGTGCCGGCCGTGACAATTGAAGTAAACATGGTAACATTGGAAAATACAACACAATATGAAGACGTAAAAATATTGGAAAAGACATCTCTAGGTGATACAGTTTCATGCCGCCACAGAAAATTAGATGTAGCTACTGATGCACGGGTCATCCATATCGAATGGGACTGTATAAAAGACAGAGTGGATGGCGTTAAACTTGGAGATTTCGATACGTCGTTTTTTTCGCAGATAGACTCAACTATGCAAATGGTAGAAAAAGCTATGAAAGACAATGGTGATATACGCGCGGAAAAAGTAAAAGGTGTTCTGAATGCAATTAACACACAACTGAGGTATCAGAAAAATATAGCTCAAAAACAGGACGTCAGAGCGATATTATTTGAAGACACTGATCCTGAAAGCAAAACATATGGAGCAATGTCCGTGGGAACTCAGGGATTACAAATTGCAGATAAACGTACTCAAGATGGAAGAGAATGGGACTGGAGTACGGCATTTACAGCAAAGGGAGGATACGCAGATTCCATAATAACAGGAATTTTATCAGATAAGACTGGAAAGAATTATTGGGATCTCGATAAGGGAATTGTACGTATGGACGCAGAATCCTTTACATTATCGGGAAGAACTATAGAAGATATTACTCAAGATGCTATAAAAGAAGCGCGTACGATAAGTATAAATCTGAGTAATGAATATCAAGTGATACAAGCAAATCCAGATGGAACAATAGATAATTTCCCGGAAGTTAATACGAAGGTAAGTGTATATTTCGGAATTCAGAATATATCAGCTAAGGCAACTTATACTGTAAATGCAGGAGACGGAATAACTGGAACATGGGATTCGGATAAATTCACCTATACTGTTACGGGGATGAGTGTAGATGAAGGATACGTGGATATAAAGTCGGAGTACAATAGCACCGGCGAAAAGTATACTGCCACACGAAGATTCACAGTTACGAAGATTCGCCAGGGTGAATCCGGTTGCTATTATAATTTGGTGTCCCAGACAGACGCTGTAATATGGTCCACTGATAAGGGCTATTACGAACCATTAAACCCGACAATGACCGCCTATAAACAGATTGGTGAGGACAGAAGAGAAGAATATACCGGTGACTGGATAGTTGAAGCAACAAAGGATGGCACAACTTGGACGCAGATGCAGCAACAAAAAAGTGCATCGATGATTACGATAGCTACAGAAAATATTCGGTTGGAAAACGGTCCGCAAATGTTAAGAGCAACTCTATACAAAAAAGAATCAGAAGAGATATTAGCTCAAAAGACTGTTCAACTTTTAGTCCCGATGAAAACTCAACAAGATGTATTCAATGCGCTTACAAATAACGGTACTGTTCAAACGATTATCCTGAGAGACGGAAAGATATACATTAACGCAGAGTACATGGCTTTAGGAACTTTGGCGGATGAAACAGGAAGAAACTGGTGGAATTTAGAGACCGGCGATATTCAAATGTCTGGACGTTTCAAGCAATACGCATTTAACGGCGTAAAATCGTTAGATATATTTGATAACAAAATAAATCTATATGCATGGGACGATGACGGAAATTATGTTGGTAGCCTGCGATCATTTCTGACAGTTGACAAAGAACACAAGGGAATTGAACTCATGTCGGATGCTGATGACCAAGTTCGATTAAGTGTAAAACGAAGAGATACTGAGACAGAAGAAGGGCAGTCGGTATTTATTGGCGAAAATGGTTACACAGGACTTTTTACAGTTGATGGGAAAGGGAATGCAGAAGAATGGCTTAGCCGTAAGCATGGCGGACCTGTATGGATCCGGAATATGCCTAATGGTGATTTCCTTGCCGGAGGAGTAAGAATCGGGGTGGAAAGCGGACTGATTACATCAATACCAGAAAATTCAGTAGCCAACGGAACGTTCGAAGTCATAAGTGGTTTGTCTTGGGCGAATGGCGGTATAACCAGCGTAGACTGGGTAAAAGTAAATGTTTCGAATGGTGCAATCAAAAGCTGGAGCACGAGAACGCAGAATTTTTAAGCGAGGTGATGAATTATGAATAGTGGAGAGGCACGAGGAAAAGTAGAAGAACCACAAATTACAGTTATTGGAGCTGGCACGAAAGTAGAAAACAGAGGAGATATCAATGAAAGCAGAAAAGATAATAAGGTTGAGGATACAGAATAGTACATTCTGCCGAAGAATCAGAGTAGTGCAGGGAGATACAGGAAGAATATTCCGATTCATCCTGGAAGATATAACGATGGATGGATCGGAACAAGCGAGAGTATATGCTAAGAAACCGGATGGGACAGAAGTATACAATGATTGCGAGGTGGTATCGCCAAACGAGGTATTAATGGAGAGCGATTCTGGTCAGATTTTTGCTGCGATTGGAGTAGTACAAGCAGAGATACAGATTTCAAAATCAGGAAAAACTATAACCACATACACATTTGAGTTCGATGTGGAGATATCCATTACAAGAGCCGGAGCAATCCAGAGTTCCAGCGAGTATGGAGCTCTGGAGGCTGCGATTGCAAAAGCAGAAGGATTCTATAATCCGACATTTGCCGAAGCAAAGACGAGGGATAATATCAACAGTGGCGAATCAATACCGACATTATTCGGGAAGGTGAAAAAATGGTTCACAGATCTCAACACACTGATCAAATTAGTAGGAAGTACAGACATATCCGGCATCGGGAATGGCACTGTTACGGATGCCCTTTCTGTATTAAATAGCAAGCAGTCGAAGACCATCTCGGTATCAAATGTGACCAGCATACAAGAATTAGTAAACAGTGCTACGGGAGGCACGAACATTCTGTTTCATTTAGCTGGTGCTGGGTATACCGGAAGCGATCTGCCTAAAGATACAAACTATGGATATGGATCCGGAATTATTTTTTACCGAAATTCTAGATCGTGTAAAATAGTATTGTTTCCGGAAGGAGCAAAGCCAGTCTGGAAAACGTCTGATTGGACAAAATGGAGAGATTTCGCAAATAATATTGTGGATTAATTGGTAGACGATTCTTGGTCTTCCCATTTAATACAGGAAGAAACATGAAAAAGGAGAAAAAATATGGAGATCAGAGCAAGACCGTAGCAGGTCTTATTTTTATACGATGAAAATACGGAAAGGACACATATGATTAAATTTTTATCAGAAAATTGGGCATTACTTTCGTTCACAGTATCAGCTATCGCATACATATATTATCAGGTGATAGCTATGCGAAAAGGAATACGTGCACTACTAAGAGCGGATCTGATACGGCTCTACAACAAGTATCATGACGATCACGGATATTGCCCGTTGTACGTCAAGCAGTCATTAGAAGATGAGTATAAGCAGTACCACACACTGAAAGGGAATGGTGTAGGTACTCAAATGTATAATGCGCTCATGGCATTACCGACAGAACCACAACATGAAAGAGAGGAATAATTATGTTTAAAAATTGCGTATTTAAAGTATCGGTAGATACTAAAAAATGGATGAAGAAAGCAGGCATCAGAGCAACCAAAACCGTAGCACAAACTGCAGTAGCAACGATTGGAACAGCAACGGCACTTGGACAGGTGGATGCAAAGCTTGTAATTTCAGCATCAGTGCTGGCCGGAATCCTGTCCTTGCTGACAAGTGTGGCTGGATTACCGGAATGTAACACAGAGGACGAATAATCGTCATCGTATTATTTATGTGCGACGTCGCACAGGAAGGAGATCAAAATGGCATTAAACGGAATAGATATAAGTAATCATCAGAAAGGACTCAATCTGAAGGATATAACTTGCGACTTTGTAATCTGTAAGGCTACGGAGGGAACAACCTTCGTAGATAAATATTGTGACGGTTTCATGCAACAGGCTATGAAACTTGGCAAAAAAGTAGGCGTGTATCATTTTGCGAGCGGCAAAACAACCGGAAAAGCTGAAGCGGATTTCTTTTTGAAGAATGTACAGGGATATATTGGAAGAGCAATCTTGATCTTGGATTGGGAAGGAGACGCAGTAAAGAAAGGCGTAGGATATGCAAAAGAATTCCTGGATCGCGTGCTGGAGAAGACGGGAATCAAACCTATGTTATACAGCTACAACAATTGCATCAATGCTTATGACTGGTCAGCGGTCAAAAACGCAGACTACGGCCTTTGGAACGCTGGCTACTACAATGGATATACAGAAATGGGATACACGCCTGGAGCACCTCTGAAAGGCGGACTTGGGGCATGGGGAAGCTGTGCAATGTATCAGTATACCTCGAGTGGAAAAGTGGCTGGTTGGTCTGGTCATCTGGATTTAGATGTCTTCTATGGAGATGCAGCTGCATGGGACAAATATGCTGGCGGTTCGGCCGGAGCTGGAACATCTATCGCAAAACCGGCACCCGCACCAATTCCTGCAGTAAATCCAACCAATCAATCCATGAAGAATGCGCAGATTCATATTAATAATTTTACAGGTGCTGGAATCCCCGAAGATGGAAAGAACGGTCCGAAGACACGCAAAGGATTGATTATGGTGCTACAGACTGCTTGCAATATGGATTATAGTTCCGGTTTGACCGTAGACGGAAAAATCGGAGAAAAGACTAATGATGCACGTGGCCTCCATTATGTAAAACGTGGAGAGAAGCAGTATCTTGTTACATTCGTTGAAATCGGACTTACAGCACTTGGATATTATAGCGGAGCAGTAGAAGCACCAGGAATTTTCGGCGGTGGGTTGGAAACAGCGGTAGATAAATTCCAGAATGATACCGGTCTCAACAACGACAAAGTGGCCGGAAGGAATGTTATGGATATGATCCTTAGAAAAATGGGATGTATTTAAATTGAGGATTAACGTGAAGTAACAGGAGGAAATTCTCCACCCTGTTACTTCATTAAATGGGAAGACCAAGAATCGTCTACCAATTAATCCACAATATTATTTGCGAGATCTCTCCATTTTGTCCAATCAGACATTTTCCAGACTGGCTTTGATCCTTCCGGAAACAATACTATTTTACACGATCCAGAATTTCGGTAAAAAATAATTCCGGATCCATATCCATAGTTTGTATCTTTAGGCAGATCGCTTCCGGTATACCCAGCACCAGCTAAGTGAAACAGAATGTTCGTGCCTCCCATAGCACTGTTTACTAATGTTTGTATGTCGGTCACATTTGATACCGAGATGGTCTTCGACTGCTTGCTATTTTATGCACTACCGATTGTGCCAATCTCCCCATATACCATTAGAAGATTGTCTAATATATAATCCTGTTTCGGCAAAAGCGAAAACCACCATATATTCGGTGTTCCCGTTACTTGCAAGTGCAATCGCATTAACCCATCCGTTTCTGGACGGTGCATTTTTAGCCATTTCGCTATTTCCAGAATACCATCCAGATGCATTAATATTATTCCAATCAGTTAAACTAACATCAATCAAGCCTAAAAATCCCTTGCTATTTTGTTTAAGAAATTTTTGAAAAAATTCCACTTTCGATTGAATATCGACTATCAAGTTTCAGACCATATCTATATAATACTATTAGTCCGTATGTACCATTAACATATCTATATCCAACGGCAAGATATCTCGAACCGGCTATAAAACTTTTAAAGAACGTTCCTTCTTTCGGAAATCTGTTCTTAGTCACTGCATCCTTTACACATTCATCAACTCCACCAAGAGCATGATATTCCGAGTCTTGATAATATATTACTGAAGTATCAATCTGAGCCTTGCTATTTAAAACACAACAGCTACTGATCAGAATAAATCTTGAAAAACTTGTAATACTAACGTATAATATTGTAATGCCATTAATGAGAGAAAGGAATTGCAATAATGTATACAAACAACGAAGAATTCGAAAAGATGTTAGAAACAATTGATATAGATAAAGAACCACCAGCTGATGATACTGAAAGACAGTATTATTTTATCAAAAAAGCAAGGAAATATGTAAAAGAGGAATCAGAGAAACTGGGCCGCCCATTATTCTTTGCTACCGTAACATTCGGTTGTCAGATGAACCCGGTATCCTTGAATTATTAAGCATTAATTACGAACATACAAAAGCCCTGGAAACATTGGATTTCCGGGGCTTTTTCTATCTGTACAATAATGTGTG